CCGTTTCGGCAAGTGCATAGATCGTGGCTCGCCGTTCCACCTGATTCCTGCGGCGACCGTTCATGGCGAACTTCCGCTGGTACTTGGCAAGGGACTGCTCGTACTCCGGCGAATAGAGGTATCCAACCGTGACCCAGAAGCCGGAGCCTTCGGTCGGCCACTCGTAGGTGTGGCCCTCTTCGATCAGCGAGTCTTCGGGAACGTAGTCTGCAAAGTCGAAATCGACGCTCACGAGCGTCCTCCTTGGGGTATGGGGTGTCGGTCAAAGGGTCGGGCGACCGCCCGGGGCAACGCGGTGGTGGTCGCGTGGCTAGCTCCCCGGGCGGCACCCCAAAATGGCTAGGCAGCCGAGAGGTAGTCGGCCTGAATCGTCATGCCGGCCGTCGTCTCGTAGGTCGTGTCGCGAAGACCGGAGAACGGGATGTTGACGATCAACGGCTGGTCCTTCCCGGGCGTCGGAATGCCCGCATCGCCGAGCGTCAGCCGATCGAACGTCCAGATGATGCTGTTGCCGGTCGTATCGAACATGCGGAAGCTCAGTGCAATGTCGGTCTGCGCGATGGCGTCGTTGTAGAGCGCCAGATTCTCGAAGTAGGCTTCGATCGTGCCCGTGACCTTGACCGTGCCGAGCACGATCTGCGCCGCGAACTGCGACGCGACCTTGAACGTCTGGGTCAGGCTGTTGTCGAGTGTGAACTTGACGCTGCGGAGGGCCGTCGCGAGCGTCGCTCCGTCCTTCTCCACGTTCCCCACGCTGACGCTGGCCGTCATCGACTCGCCCGAGGGAGCCGGAACAACGCCAGTGCTGGTCTGCCCGGTGATGGCCTGACTCCCGAGGAACGTCATCTTGCCCGTGATGATCTGTTCGGCCGTGATGTCGTACTCGAGCGTGCTGCCCTTCATGCCCGAAAAGTGGGTGAAGAGCGCGAGATCCTGCCAGTTCTTCTCCACCGTGAGCTGCTTGTCGATGATGCCGTTCCGAAGACCCTTCTGGATAAGCTGCTCGTTGCCGGTGAAGCCCTCGTCCTGCATCTCGTCGTCCGGGTCGAACACGGTGAGAATCGTGGCCGTCACCGTCTTGATCCGCCTGGGAGTCGAATTGCCGGAGAGAGCGAAGCCGCGAGGCTTCACCCAATAGCCCACCGGGAACCCATCGCCGTCTGCGGTGAAATCTCCTGCGCCGCGTGTGATCTCGCACTCGCCGACCGCCGCACTCGTCTTGTCGATCGTGAGGGCCGTGACACCCGTGTCCGACTCGATGTAGTCGTTGTAGAAGAAGTACGGCAGCAGAAGCTCAATGTCTGCGCCGTACCAACCCTCTCCGCTGATGTCACCGCCCGTAGCGATGGTCAGCAGGGGGTTCGAGTCGAGCTGTCGATCGGACCGGATCTGCGCCGACTCGCCCTTGTTGAAGGTCGGCGTGATCGAGTCGTCCGTCATCCGAAGCTCTTGGAAGGTTGCGGACGTTGACGGCGTTCCGAACACAGATTCATCCGCGACCCTGATGGAGACGCGGTTCGCACTGGCAATCGCCATGATTCAAACTCCTAGTGTTGCGGCAAGGCGACTGCCCGCCGTAAGAAAGCCCCTACCCGATCGCGTCGCGGTGATAGAGGACAACGACATTGTGCTGGTACCAAGCACCAACACGGCCCACCGTGTCGATGGCCGGAGGACGGCAATAGATGTTGTGGTTCGCGGCCACCGTGATGACCAGACTCTCCTGGTTCGCACCCAGGAAGATCAGTCGAACCACATCGGCCACCGCCTCTGCGTCGGTCGTACCGCCATCGCTGTTACTTGCGTCCCACTCGATCGGCTGGAACACACTCGCCACAGCACGTCCTACATGACGGTGCAGCGCGTTGTTGATGCCAACAGTGACCTGCGATGCGCTGTCGAGCTCGAACACGCCGAACTCAACCCACACGACACCGTTCGGCTCCTCGAACCGCGTGTTCTCGTGCTTGATCGGTTCTGTGCGTGCAGCGGTGACCCAGCCCGCATCAAGGCGGTCCCGCATGGCCTTCCGTGCCGCAGCGAAGCTCACTTGATGGCCTTCAGCGACTGTAGCTTCAGCCGCGTCTCGAGGTTCGTTGCGGCAATCCAGCCGGCTTGCGGAGGGCCAGATTTCTTTGAGTGGCCTTCCACCTCTAGCTTCACGATCACGGGCGCGTAGTTGCTGGTGTAGATCGTGTCCCCGAGCTTGAACTTCAGGTTCACCCGACGATCGAGAATCGTGTAGGTGTTGGGCACGCGAGGTCTCGGATACGGCCTGACACTCCGATCGGGAGTGTTGACGCTCGTATTCCACGACGCGGCGTGCTGAACCGTGTCCTTGCCCGTCCTGGCAAACAGTGCGTTGCCATGCTCGGAGACGACACGCGCGATCGCGTCCTCCGCGTTCTTGATCGTCTCCTTCATGTAGGCTTTCCGCGCTCGGCGGAACCGCCCCACGCTAACGCCCATCGCCCGGCTTCCTCAAGTGCAACCACCAGATTGCATCCCCCGGAACCTCCCTCCACCGAACGATCTCCCATCGGGTAGACCCATCCACGATGTAGTCCGTGGACTTCGGTGACAAAGACAGGTTCTTCGATGCGAATAGGATCTGGCGATCCGTGCGCCTGACCGCATCTCCGTCGATCTCGCGCTCGTCGAAATCGAAGAAGAGTGCGTTGGCAACCGCAGTCGTGGTGTCCGTGCCGCCGCTCACATAGGTCGTGTACGTCACGGCCTGCGTGAACGAGCCGAGGTCTGCGTCTGTGCTGAGAGCCGATGCGATCTCGTCGATCAGCTCAACGGCCGGTGTCGCCATCTATCCCAGCAGCGGGACCACGGTGAACTGACTTCCACCGCTTGACCCGCCCCGCAGCAACCGCTTCACGGTCGCGTCGAGCATCTGGAACTCGGTGAAGTCCTGCGCGGAGGTCGAATACGTCGTATCCACCTCCACCGGACCCGCAACGACCTTCTTCCGCGACACCTCTCCACCCCGAACGAGATCCGGGGCAAGCGTGTCCGTCGAAGCCCGAAGTGCCGCTTCCGCGGTAGCGTCGAGAAGGGCTGCCGGAAGTGTCGTTGCGTCCACGACCAGCAGCCCATCATCGGCGTAGGCTTCGGAGCGGGGCCACTCGAGCGCCTGCGTGGCACTCCCTCGTGTCCCGATCCACTGGCCCAGATACCGACCATCGAGCCACCGCGTAGCCTCCCTGAGTGCCGCCTCCTTCACAGGAGTCGGCAGGGAGGCCCACGCGGTGTTGTTGTTCTCGACGTGGTAGGTATCGGCGTCGGTTTCCGAGAGATAGCTCTCGGCGTTCGCCTTGCCGGTACCGTCCTCGACTTCGAGAGCCACGGACTAGCCGAGCACCCGAGTCGCCAGTCGCGGGTCGATCGCCCTGGACCCGACCAGCACGTCGAGGGAGATGGTGTCCGTCTTCGAGCTGATCGAGTAGTCCGAGACGTACCGGATGCCGAGGCCACGGTTGCCCATGACCATCGACTTCGCCGCCCCATCGGGCATTTCGAGCGGAGCCACGACGAGAGCGATGGCGTTCCGGTGGAACGCGAGGTTCGCGACGTGATTCGCAACGAACGTCACCGCGGCACCGTCACCCCACGCCACCTTGGCGGCAGGCTCGAACGTCAGACCCGTGATGGCGTTACCCGACGCCGTGTGCGGACCTCCCGTCACGACGTACTGCTGAGTGTCACCGGCCACCGTGAAAACGTCGCCCGTGACCAGCGTACCGGTCAGCGTCGTCTCGTCGATGTCGATGGTCTTCAGCCCGATCGTCTGCACGCCGTCCGTGATGGCCGCCTTCGACGTACCGTCGGAGAGCGTGCCGCCCGTGAACGACTGGATGTTCTGATCCATGAACCAGTCGAAGCCCATGAATCGACCCATCGACGCCTCGCGGAGAGCCGAACCGTCGTCGGCTCGCTTCTCCGCATCGGTGAACTGCGGGATGGAGAAGAGGTCGCGCTTCGCCTTCGCATTGACCACGACGTTGCGGCCACGGAACGGCACCTTCTCGTTGTTCATCTTCTCGTCGATCGCTGCGATGTCATCCAGCGAGTCCGGCGGGTCCGTGGCGGTACCGACGAAGTTGTACACCTCGTCGAACTGCTGTGCGACGTAGTTGTCGATCGCCTGTGCAAGCGCGATGACAGCCGGCTCGATCAACTGGTCGCTGAAGTCCTGAAGATTCAGCTTCCAGTCGGACGAGGTAACGTCGAAAGACACGTCGAAGTGCTTTTCGAGCGTCAGCGTCACGCTGGTCTCGGTAGCAGCCTGCACCGAGATGGTGGAGGTGAACTCGTTGGCCGTGAAGGTTGCCGGACCCCGAATGGTGACGGCGTTCCCCACCTTGAGCCCCGTGTTCCACTCACGCGAATGGTCACGGTGAACGAGGTTGGCGAAAACGAGGTTGTTTTCGAGCTTCATCAACGCTTCGCGGGCGATGATTGACGGAGTTAGAAACGTATTGGCCATGATCCTATGATCTCCTCAGTTGCCCGCGAACCGCCCCAGACTAGAGGCGACCCTCTTGACGGGCCTTTGCGTATCCAGACGGATCGTTCTGCGCGAGAGAGTCGGCCTGCTCCGGCGTGAGACGACCACTTCCCATCGACGCGGTAGACGCACTTTGCGTCGCACCGCTTCCGGTCGATTCCGTGCCCTTGAATGCGGGAGCGTAATCGTCACTCTGACGAAGCTCCTGCAAGAGATGGGCGATTGTCTTCTTGTTCCCCTGGCCGTCGATGACCTGGGGATCTCCAGTGATCGGATCGAGCACTTCGACAACAAACCTGTCGCCGTCCTTCCTGACCCTCGTTCGCTTCTCGACAATCGACATCAGAAGGGCGGGCGATCCCTTGGCTTCGGCAATCGCTCGGATCGCTTCGGAGTCACGAACTTGCCGCGTCAGCGCATCGAGGTATTCGCCCGATGTGCGCGTGGCCGTTTCGAGCTCCGTCTTGTGAGCCGTCTTCAGCCTCGTGACCTCGGCCTCGATCTTCGCAGCCGCGATTTTGTCGGCCTCCTTCGTCGGGTCCAGCGCCTCAAGCTCCTTGACACGCTCGAGCGCACGACGCGCGGCAGATGGATCGAGGTCTCCCAGCGACTCGCGCAACGTGCGAAGCTCCTCGGTCTTCCGTCCGAGAGCACTCTTCAGTCCACCCACATCTTCCAGCGCCCAGCCGCCGGAAGCGTCCACGTCGAGAACGTGCTTTCCGTCTCGTTCGACATAGAGAGGCCGCAGGTTCTCATCAATCGTTCCGATGTCTTCGACAACGGGCTTCAGTCCCATCTTTTCGGTTCCCTTCGCTAGCCGTACTCGACGGCCGTGCGTTCAGCAGGCATCGCCTACTGGAAAGCCTCGGGCTCCCTTGCCCGAAGCTCGTCAAGCGTGAGAACTCGCCCACGCATGTCGGTGAAATCGCGCACGGTGAACGTGCCCCTGCGGAACTCCACCGCCCGGGCCTTCCCGAGCGCTTCGTTCTGCACCGGCACCGGCTGGCCCTCCAGCCACTCCTGCGCGGTCAACTCCTTCGCTACCGGAACCCCGAGAATCACCGGGGCCGTCGTGCAGCGGCATTTCATGTGCGCCGGAGGCCGCGGACCCTCCCCCAAGGGAAAGCGCTGCCCGTCCAGCCCCAGACACTCCAGGCACGTCCGGCTATCGAGCGTGGCGACCCACTGGACGCCCGCTACGCGCCTCTGGTTGGCCTCGAAGGCCAACTCCCGGGCCTGCGCCGAGGTGTGGGCAATCGCGGCGATCAGGAGCGCCAGGAGGCCCGTGCGGCTCTTCTCGAACACGCCTCGGCCGGCCTGACCGCCACCCAGAAGGCCCGCCAGGATCTCCTCGTCGGAATCCCCACGGGAGACCCCGAGCAGCACCGTTCGCTCGGAGTCCCGCACGAGGCTCGCGGTCGCCGTCTCGAAGTGGTCGGCAAGCCCGGCCCCCTCAAACGTCCGGGCCTGCACCTCATCGGAAACCCCGGTGGGCTCCACGAGCGAGGCCCGAATCCGAGCCCGGTCGGCCTCCCGGCCCAGCGCCAGCGCAATCGCGAGGCTCCCGACCGCGTGGTCGGCCTCCTGGGTAGAGAGCGAGCGGAGGTCGTTTCGGAGTGTGGCGGACGCCTCGCGAATCGCGCGCCCGGCTCGCTCTCGAATCAGCTTCCGCATCGTGCGGAGCGCTGCACTGTTCCGGTAGGCTCGCCCGAGGCCGCGGCGTTGCGTTCCGCGCAGTCCCAGACGAATGATGCGCTCGATCTCCGGGTAGAGCCGCGCGTCGATCGACGCCAGCAGCTTTACCGCTTCCCGGTTCTTGTACCCCTCGAGAAAGAGCGCGTGAAGGACGGCCCTATCAAGCGCTAGCTCGTTAGGTGTCTTCCGGTCGGTCCGGTGCTGATTCCGGTGGGCCACTGTCGGATTCGATTGGCTCAGGCGGTCCGAAGTCGAGTCGGTCGAGCTCGTTCTGCTTCGCTAGGCGCTCGCGCTCAAGTTTCGGATCGAAGTCGTCCGAGAGGGCACCACGTCGTCTCAACTCCTCCCAGCCCGTCTCGAACGAGAGCTGCCCGAGCGCCATCATCTCGCGAATCTCTTGGCTGTTGTGCCCGTCGAGCGTCGCGAAGTCGTCGGAGATATTGACCTTCGTGTCGCCGATCTTCTCGTTCATGTACTCCGCGGAGAGCTTCATCGCCTCCAGCAACGAGTTTTCACCGCCGCGCACGATCTGGAGCAGGCTCGCGTGGGTATCGACGTTGTTCGAGACGATCTCGGTCGCGGTCCGGTCGCCCGGAGACGGCAGCAGCGGGCGCATCTTCATCGCCTTCATCTGCTCTTCGAGGTCTTTCAAGTCCTGCCGGCCCGCGTCGAGCGCATTCCCAGGACTCTCTTCAAAAGAGAATCGCGCGGCTGGTTCTCCTGAGCGAATACCCTTGTTCCCGATCTCCAGCATCGACGGGATCTCATCCTCGGTGAAGCCACTCGCTACCGGAACGCTGATCCGAGCCGTGTCGAGATAGGTGCGCTGCTGGCTGTAGCTCTGCCAGTGAGCGAGGTTCAGCCACGCAAGGTCTTCCAGAACCGGGAGCCCGGTCATGAAACCAGTGCGCTTCGCGTAGAACGTGACGAGCGGAATCCGCTTCGGTCCGACTACCAGACCGTCGGCAACGAGTGCGTACTCGCCACCCGAGTCGGACTCGCTCTCTCGGACTCGCGAATGCACCTCCCACGCAATGCCGCCCGGAACGACCGTCATCACACGGATTCGATCGACGCACTGCTCGCCGTAGGTACCGCTCTGCTCGGTAGACGACTCGTGAATCCGTATCTGGGTCAGGATGTCACTCCCACCCATTCGCTGCGTGCGCCAGCCGATCAGGTTCGGAGCCGGAACCATCACCCAGAACGGGCGCAAGCCAAGCTCTCGCTCCTCCGCAAGCGTGATCTCGTTCGTCACCACCGGGAAGTCCACCAGAATGTGAACGAGTCCGTGGTGAAGCGCACTCCACAGGAGGTCGTGAGCAAACTGCGTAAGCGTCCGGCCTTCCAGGTCTACGTTCTCCGATAGATCGCGCAGCCGATCGGGTGTCGCGTCCGAGAGCGTGACCGGCTTCTGGAAGGGCTTTGCCGCGATCGAATTCACCGCATCGCGATAGGCGTTCAGCAGGAACGAGCGGCCCCGTCTGCGGGTGTAGGCTGCATCGCCCTCGATCTGGCCTTGCGGCAGATAGTACGGGTACTCCCGCATCGCGAGCGTGCCGCCCACCAACGCCTGCGGCAAATCCCAATGCGAGGCCATCCACTCCCACGCAAGGTTGGGGCTGTCGATCGAATCCTGACCCGAAGTGCTGAAGATCGTGTGCCGCGGGCTCGACGGCTTGTCCCAGACCTTCGTGGCGTGGCTCAATTCCAGCTCCGCACGTCGCCCATTTCAGTGTGAATGGCCGCCTTCCAGCGGGCGATGTTCTCGTTCACCCTCTCCATCTGCTCCTTCACCCTCTGCGTCTGCTCCTCTTGGAACGCGAGAATCCTCGCCTCCTCCTGATCCCGATACTCGACCATCGCGCGCTTCACGCAGTCGGTGAGAAACCGGCCCAGGGGCCGGGTCAGGTGGCTGAATAGCATTCTCATACCGGCTCCCATGTGCTGACGGTCACCCTCTCGCCCGTCTCGCCCAGCGCGTAGCGGGCCGCATCGGCCCCGTGGTCGGGACCGCGTGAATCCACGTCATCGGCTCTCTTCGGATCTCGGGACAGGTACGGCACCGTCTCCCAGAAATACTTGCAGCGGAGCGAGACGTAGAGGCCCGGCACGTCGGGCTTCCCCGCGTCCTGCAAGAGCCGCCGCATCACCTGCCACCCGTCCACACGCCGCGTCTTGTGCGCCCGGCTCCAGTAGACACGCTCCCGCTGGAACTCGCTCGCGATGCTCCCGGCCCCGTGTCCGTGGCGCTGGAAGATCGCGTCGTCCGCAACCCCGTAGGCTTGAATGTTCCACGTGGAACACAAGTCGCGGACTGCCTCCGCGAGTGTCGGAATCGTCCAGTCGAGTCCGTTCGTCAGCGACCCGGGCTCGTTCGTCGCCAGCTCGTCCAGCAGCAGGAACGAGCCACGCGGGTAGTACCTTTCGTCAGGCCCCGCCGCACCCTGGGACCGGCCTACCACATAGGTCACGCTCGGAGCGCTCGACCCGTAGTCGTGAGCCAGGAAGAAGCGCCACGGATCGCGAGCAGCCTTGTGGAAGCCCGGCGAGAACAGCTCCGGGTCGAGACCCGAACGCTGCTCCGAGAGCACGCTCGCGAAGAAGGCACCCCGGGCCACGTTCCAGTCCCCATCGAGCCACGCCCGCAGCAGCTCCGGGTCAGACGGGCACGAAGCCTCTAGCTGCCTCCGGTACGCATCCTGGTCGATGTGCGGGTTGTCCCGGTAGGTGCTTGGGGCGTAGACCCACTGGCCCTTACTCTTCTGCTCATCGAACGGTGCCCAGCGCGGCGCAGCCGTCGAGACGAACCGCTGAGAGAGCCAGTGGTGCCCGGGATCGCCCGGGTTCGCCGCCATCACCATGCGGATCGGCACGCCCACCGTGGAGCGCAGATTCGAGCGAAGCCGGTCCAGAAGCGTCGGGGTCGCGTAGTGGCCGGCCTCGTCGATCATCAGGAGCGAGAAGCTGCGGCCCTGATACTTGATGTAGTCCTTCTCGGACTCGAGCTGGCCGAGCTCGAAGTAGGCCCCACCCGGCAGCCTCCAGACGTGATCCGCGGAGTTGAAGCTGGCGTCGTTTCCGTAGACGCCGCCGAAGATTTCGCGCGTGATCTGCTCGAAGTCCGACAGCCCCTTGTAGGTCTGCCGCAGGTAGAGGATGCGAGCGCGATCCCGGTACTGCTCCGCATGTCTCAGCGCCAGCAGGGCTAGCGCGTAGGATTTCGACCCACCACGACCACCGCCCAGGAACAGATCGAACACCTCCGGCACCTGTAGGACTCTCTTGTGAAAGTCACTCAGCGTCGCGGTTTCGGTCATCCTCTGTCGGGGCGTCTTCGCCCGCGTTCTGCTTGAGTAGCTTCGGGTGGACCTGCCGGATCTGGTTGTACTGGTCCGCACTGAGCGCGGCCGGCAGCTCGATCGCGATCTTCACCCGATGGTTGTGCTCCACCTCAACCTGCGAGTTGTCCCGGTAGTTGTGGCGGGCCTTCAGCAAGAAGATCGCGGCGGTAACGGATTCCTTGCCACGTCCGTTGACGGCCGTATCGAAGAGCTTGCCGCGTAGCGCGCTGTGCTCGACCG